TGAAGCAGGTGAGATGAAAGGCGATATGGGCCGCAAGCCCAAAGCACTTACCAGTCTTGTTCGCAACTGTGTAAACATGTTTGGTAACTATAACGTAGGTATGGTATGTACTAATCACACATACGCAAGTCAAGATATGTTTGACCCTGATGATAAAATTAGTGGTGGTCAAGGATTCGTTTACGCAAGTTCTATCGTAGTTGCTATGAAGAAATTGAAGTTGAAAGAAGACGAAGACGGCAATAAGATCACAGAAGTCAAAGGTATTCGTGCCGCATGTAAGATCATGAAGACACGTTATGCTAAGCCTTTTGAATCAGTACAAGTTAAGATCCCATATGAAACAGGTATGAATCCCTACAGCGGTCTTGTTGACTTGGCTGAGGGCAAAGTAATGCTTAAGAAAGATGGCAACAGACTCAGCTTTACCACTTCTGATGGTGAAATACTTAAATACTATCGCAAGGAGTGGGAACGCAATGAGGATGGCTGTCTTGATAAAGTAATGGCCGACTTTGCAAATATTAAACCACAAGAAAATATTATCGAAGAGGAGACAGTGGTAAATGACTGACAATCAAATTTCCGACATTTGGTTATTGTTTAAAGACTATATCGACAAGAAAGAAATTGCAGAAATTGCAGAAAAATATGTTGACTTGATGGCTGATCACGGCATTAAAGACAAAGTAATAGCAGGTGCTCGCGGTGCAGATGCAGATTTGGATCACGCAATTGAGTATTACTTGGAAGAAGACGATGCCGAAGAAGAAGCAGAATATGAAGACTACGACGACGAAGAAGAAGACTATTAATGTGGTATAACAAGGTTAGTAAAGATATATCGTTTATTCCTGATGCTGTGGAATACTACAACGCCGAATTATTGGCTGCAAAAAATGATGCTCGTATAACGGGAAATATAGAAAAGGCAGCAGCCAGTATGCCTGGTATCGTGGAACAACGATTTAATCAACTTCAAGAAATTGAAGCTATCCTTGAATACTTAAACATTGAACTACGTCGTCTACGTAGTCAACATTTTCGTAAATATTTAGAAAATTATCAACGAGCTCTTACCAGTCGAGATGTCGAAAAATATGTCGACGGTGAGAGTGACGTTGTGGATTTTGAAAAAATTATTAATGAATTTGCCTTACTAAGAAACAAATGGTTGGGCATTACTAAAGCATTAGATGTTAAACAGTGGCAGTTATCTAATGTTATCAAACTGCGTACAGCAGGTATGGAAGACGCTACTCTTTAAAGTCTCATACCAGGAAAAACTGTTTTTTTGACTTGGTTGTTATCGTGATCCATAGTGGCAAAGAGATCAAATGGAAGATTTAACTTCTTACATAAATCTGCCATAGCCTTAGTGTCTTTTGGTAAACACATTCCTCCGTATCCCCTTACTTCAGGGCCACAACTAAGATAGTCTGGACTAGAAGTTTTCCTCATTAGAAATGTTTCTAAAATTTTATTATAGTCACAATTTAATTTTTCTGAAACTTCATACATAACATTAGCAAATACTACACGTAATGCATTAAACGTATTTGAATAATATTTTAGTATTTCAGCTTCGGTTGGCGACATCCTAACTATATTTTTTGGCAACCATGCGTGTGCTTCACATACTCTATGCCATGCACGGTCTGAATGGCACCCTACTGCTAACACATCATGATTCCTAACAAAATCTTCTAACGCAGATCTTTCACGTAAGAATTCAGGAACAAAACAAATATCAGTGTCGTTATACTTGTCAATAATTGACTGTGTTGTTCCAGGAACTGATGTGGATTTTAATGCAATAACTCCACTATATTTTAATTGTTTAAGAGAATCTATAGTTTGATAGACAATTGATAAATCGCATTCACCATCTTCTCCAGATGGGGTGGGGACGCATACAAACACAAGTTCAGTATCTAATACATCATTAATAATAGTATTGAGTTTTGGATCATGTGGCTTAACTTCGTGGCCCAACATTTTAAATCCTTCACCTACTGCACTGCCAACAGCACCCCATCCAATAATTCCAATTTTCATAATAAACTCTCTACGGTAATTTTTAATCCATCTTTTAAAGATGTATATTTTGTAAAATCTGTTAACTGTTGCATTAGAGAAGTATCCGGACATCTACGTTTGGCACTTCCTTTAGGACCAGGTAGTATCTCTAATTTATCTGGATCTATGCCCATGACATCCATAATAGTTTTTGCAACTTCTGCAATAGAATGTTCTTCTTGTTTGCCTACATTTACTATTGTATTTTTATTATTCATTACTAGTCTATGAGTAATTTCAATTGCGTCATCAACATAGCAAAAACTTCTTGTATCATTACCCTTAATATAGTATTCGCCATTACGGGCTCGTTCAACAAATTCACTAATAAAATGATCAATTTGATTTGGACCATAGATATTAAAATATCGAATAACTAACCAATCTAATCCAGAATTTGCAACTAAGTTTTCTCCCAATGCTTTGGGAATACTATAACTCCATCTGGGATTGGTGATATCTTCAAACATTACTGGAACATTTTCGTCTGTGGGAACTGGATGCAACCCTCGATCAACTGCCCCGTTAAATATTTCACAGGTGCTTGTAAACACAAATTTGGTGTTTGTTCCCTTGTATCGTTTAATTAAATTAAAAGTTGGTAATGTATTGTTAAACGCAACTTCTGTAGGTTGTTCGTAAAATAATTTTGTGCCATTGGTTGCAGCCATATGCACCACAATATCACAATCTGGAGCAGAATTTGTTACTTCTAATAAGCACAAATCTTGACCTGATCTCTTGTCAAACGCTGTTGTTTCAAAATTATCTTTTATCTTATTATAATAATGCCCGCCGATAAATCCCTTATGCCCTGTGAGTAATATTTTTTTCATCAAATATTTATCGACTAAATATGAGCAGTTAATAAAAGCAGGATTAGAATGCGAATCTTCAAAGTTGTAACTTCACAACATAAACCTTATTACGATATGATTGGAAAAGATTGTATTGTTTCATTTTTAAAATACTGGCCAAAGGAAGTATCTTTAGAACTATGGGCAGAGGGATTTGTCCCTGACATCGAAGATCCTAGATTAGTAATCAAAGATTTTAATAAAATAAACCCAAGATTTGAAAACTTTAAAAAACTAATGTTTTCGTTAACCAATAATGAAAAAGTATTATCTAAAAAAACCTTCTGGTTAAAAGGGCATGTGGTGTTAACTGCCTTAGAAGAATTTACTGACGAAGTGTTTATTTGGTTAGATAGTGATGTCATAACTCATGACCATATCACTTTGGACTATTTAAATACCTTAATTCCAGAAGATGTACTTTCTGTAGATATCCCAGCAGGCGGTAAAGGAAAAGATAAAGAAGCAGAAACTGGATTTTTTGCTTTAAATTTAAAGATGCCACAAGCTAAATCTGTTATCGAATATTATAGAGAATATCATACATCAAAGAAAATGTTAAGTACTCCAAGATATATGGAAACTTCTGTTTGGTGGTCTGCGATTAAAAACGCTGAAAGTGATGGTGCAAAAACAAATCACCTAATCGCATCTAAAGACCACTTAATGCCTTTCATGTATACTGAACTAGCAAACTATATGCGCCATTGGGTTGCAACACCTAACAAGTCTAGATACTCAAAGGGTGATAGAGAAAATACACAAGAAGAATTTATATGATATCATTATCCCAGGCATTTCAAGATTTGTTCGCATTGCAAATTAAAGACGTTGGAACATACATAGAAGTAGGCGCAAATCTTCCAAAAAAAGGCAGTAATACGTATAACCTAGAAGTAGAAAAAACTTGGAGAGGATTTAGTATAGAGCTAGATACCACATACAAATCTAAATGGGACGTACTACAAGAAAGAAAAAATAAAGTATATTGGGGCGATGCCACTACATTTGACTATGCATCTGCTATTAAAGAAAACAATATGCCAATGCATGTTACCTATTTAAGTTGTGATATTGAGCCACCAGAAAATACATTTAAAGCATTAAAAAGAATAATAGAACAAGGCATTACCTTTGATTGTATAACATTTGAACATGATGCTTATCAAAGTAACGAGGACTTTAACACCATTGCTACTGAATTTTTATTGAGTCATGGATACAAAATTGCAATCAGTGATGTGTTTTTTAAAACAGAAAATCGTATGTTTGAAACTTGGTATGTTTTAGAATCTATTAATTTTAAACAACAAACTTTTAAAGATTGGAAGAAAGAAAATAATTTATGAAAATAGTCATAGTTACAGGCGGTTTTGACCCCATTCATTCAGGCCATATAGCCTATCTTAAAGCAGCCAAAGAACTAGGAAATATTCTAGTTGTTGGATTAAACTCAGACGACTGGCTACAGCGTAAAAAAGGTAAAGAGTTTATGCCATGGCACGAACGTGCTGAAATTATTCGAAATCTCAAAATGGTAGACTTTGTTATATCGTTTGACGATAGTGACGGCACTGCTATTGATGCAATTAGAAAAGTTGTTGAATCTGAACCAGAAGCATTGATCACATTTGCTAATGGCGGCGATCGAACTCCTGAAAATATTCCTGAAATGGCAGTTACTGACGAGCGTGTTAGTTTTGCGTTTGGTATTGGTGGAGATGATAAAAAGAATTCTAGTAGCTGGATTTTAGAAGAATGGCGTAAACCTAAAACAGAAAGACCTTGGGGCTACTATAAAGTACTTCATGAAGTGGGTAAAGAAGTTAAACTTAAAGAATTAACTGTTGATCCTGGTAAAGCATTGAGTATGCAACGTCATAGACGACGTGCAGAATTTTGGTTTGTCAGTGAAGGTGAGGCTACCGTATATACATTAAATCGTAAAACTGATCCTGAACTTGTTGGCAAGTTTACACAATTTGATCATACATGGATCGCAAACAACGAGTGGCATCAACTAGTTAATGAAACAGAAAGTCCACTACGTATTATAGAAATTCAATACGGAGATAACTGTGTTGAAGAGGATATAGAAAGAAAATGATTCCAATTTTTATCGGGTACGATTCTAGAGAAGCAGTAGTTTATCATGTGTGTGCAAACAGCATTATTAGACATTCGTCTAAACCAGTTTCTTTTATACCCTTAGCATTAAAAAATTTACAAGAGTACGAAGAAAAACATACTGACGGCAGCAATCAATTTATCTACAGTAGATTTCTTGTTCCACACCTAATGGAATACAAGGGATGGGCAATTTTTATGGACGGTGATATGCTGGTCCGAGATGACATTGAAAAATTATGGGCATTGCGTGATGACTCAAAAGCAGTAATGGTAGTTAAACATAACTACAAAACTAAGTTAGCTGAAAAATATTTGGGTTCTAAGAATGAAGATTATCCACGAAAAAACTGGAGTAGTGTCATCCTGTGGAACTGTGGCCATGAAGCAAATAAAGCAGTTACTCCAGAGTTTGTACAGAACGCCACTGGGGCACAAGTACATAGATTTACATGGCTACCAGACAATCTGATAGGATCATTGCCAATTGAGTGGAACTGGTTACCCGATGAGTTTGGTGAAAATAAAGAAGCAAATTTATTACACTATACACTAGGCGCACCTTGTTTTCATGATTTTGCTACGACCCCAATGGCAGACGAGTGGCATCGAGAAAGTATCTACACAAATTATTGTTTACAACAAAATTTAGATTAAAATGAAATATAAATTTGTCACTACAATGAGTAAAGATTACTATGACAAATTTGGCAGTCACATGATTGATTCATTTTTAAATTTTTATGGATCTGCAAATTTAGTTGTATACACTGAAGATTTTATTCCTACTCAAACAGTAGAACATGTAAGTTTTAACTCATTGAACAACGATCTTGAAGAATTTTTAGTTGACTTGGGCGACAGTAGAGCACGTGGATTTGCTTACAAGGCATATGCTGTTATACACGCATTAGAACAAAAAAACTTTGATCGTATCGTTTACTTAGACGCTGATCTGTTATTTTTTAGACATTTCTCAAGTAAAGAGTTATTAGACTGGATGCCCATTGAATATGGATTTGCATATCTTGGTGTAACGCATGACAAGTACGGAAGCCATGCTGATACTTGTTTTTTTATTATAGATGCCAATGATAAAAACTATGAATTATTTTTAGAAAAATATAAATCATCATACACTAAAAGAAAAATATTGTCTAAAGAGTTTTTTGTAAAGCCAAATGATTCTTATGTGTTCTCATATGCTCTTGCGGCATGTAAAGATGCCGGGTCATTAACGCTAGACTGGCATAAAGAAAGAACAAGCCTAAGTCCAATGAATGAGTCTATACTTGGCAAGTATATGCGTCACTTCAAAGCCAGCAGGAAAGATAATTTAAAAGTAATAGGTGAAATTAAAAAACTTTCTAACGCCATTTTAAAGGGAAAAGATATAGACACCGTAATAGAGCGTTTTGATAGGCGTATTAGGAAAAAATCATGAACTGCATATTTTTAAGTAAAAATAATACAGATGAATACATTAACATGTTGGCCGGCGGGGCATCAAATACAGTATCAGATATTGAATTTGAAAATATTAGAGACCCTATTGTAATTAGAAGCATTGCAAAAAGAAAATTAATAAAAAAACTAATAAATGCAAACAAAGATTTCTTTTATGTTGATAGTGGTTATTGGGGCAATTATAAAAATCCACTAAATCCTAACGGTTGGAAGTGGTATCACAGGATTGTAAAAAATGCATTACAGCATAATCACATAATTGATAGACCCGCAGACCGCTGGGAAAAATTAAACTACAAAATTCCTAATTGGAAGAAAACAGGTAACAAAATACTATTAGTTGCTCCATCAGAAAAACCCTGTAAGTTTTATAATATTGATTTAGAATCTTGGATTACTAGTACTGTTAATGAAATAAAAAAATACACTGACCGTGAAGTAGTTGTTAGAACAAAAGTTCCAAGACCAGACAGGGTAAAACATAATACAATATTTGATGCTATGGATGATGATTGCCATGCTATCGTTACATACAATTCCATAGCGGCAACGGAAGCAGTGTTATATGGCATTCCAGCATTTTATCAAACACCCAATGCAGCCGCACCAGTTGCGAGTAATGATTTAAGTACAATCGACTCTCCCATATATGCTGACAAAGATTTGATATATAAATGGGCATGCCACTTGGCATACGGCCAATTTCACATTCAAGAGATGTCTAACGGAACTGCAATTAGAATGTTAAAAAACAATTAAAATGAAACTAAAATTTATTACAAGTATTTCAAAAAATTACTGGAACGGAACTGGTAAACATTGTATCAATTCTTGGAACTTACCAGGCGATGTTACAATATACATTGATCAAAAAGAAGGTGACCTAGACTGGATCAAAGACGTGCCCTTTCATAAAGAATTACTACACGTACCAGCACTCAACGTTAGCAATGTAGGTGATAGAACAAAAGTAAGAAAATTTTGGGGCAAGGCTTGCGCTCAGCTAGATGCTGTTAGGAATAGATCAGTTAATGAAAGAATAATTTGGTTAGATGCTGATGTTGAACAAATTAAACCAATTGACAAATCTGCATTTGATTTTGAATTTGATCAGTTCGTTGCTATGATGAATAGTAATGACAACGAAGACTGCTGGGAATCTGGTCTAGTAATTTTTAATCAACACCATGAAAAATTAAACTTATATATGACTCGATACGAAAAAATATGGCACGACGAGGAACATTTAGCAAGCCTCTGGAGACCATATGATGCACAAGTGTTGGGCAACCTTGCCGAAGCCAATGATTATATGAACTTGTGTTTGAACCCGTGTAGTAATGTTGATGCGTTAAAAAATACAAAATTTAAAGATTATTTTGTACACTGGATTAATAAAACTAATAAAAAAATGTTAACGGAAAAAAAGAGTGAGCAGAATTAATGTAGTTCTATATCTTGCTGGAATTCCTGCAAAGAACAAAAATCCAGAGAAACCTCAAATTTTAAAAAATTTTGCTGAGGGAGTTCGACGCATGGGTGATCTAGCACTAGAACACGAACTGTTAAGTTATGTTCCATCAGATGTGGGAGTTATACAAGGTTGGACACATGAGGATGGAAAAACTGCACCTCACCTAACACTGCGACAGTCAGTTATTCATGGCCAACGATCTACCAATAAAAAAGTATTAACAGCTGACAGCAATTTGTTTTTATATAAAGATAAGAATAATGCACATCATTATTTGAGATATAGCTATAACGGAATATTTCCAAATACTGGAATTTATTGTGATGATACAATTAATCCTGATAGATGGAAAAAAATAAGTTCAACTACGGGCATGACTCTCAAAGCAATTAGAGATAACGGAACACATATTTTACTTTGTCTACAACGTAACGGTGGGTGGAGCATGAGTGGGTTTGACGTTCAAGATTGGGCTGTTAATACAGTCAACACTATAAGGCAATTTAGCGATCGCCCAATTATTATTAGAAGTCATCCTGGTGATGCAAAGGCTCAGATATATCTAGATCCACTTAACCCGCAGTATAAATTAAAACATTTAAAAAATATTACAATAAGCAAAGACAGTAAGGATTTAATGCATGATTTGAATAATGCGTGGGCAGTAGTAGTACATAACTCAAGTCCAGCAGTAGCAGCCGGCGTTGAGGGATATCCTGTTTTTCTAACTGATCCGGATCGTAGTCAAGCCGCAGAAATAGCAAATACAGATTTAAAATTAATTGAAACACCAAATACTGAAGTCAATCGTCAACGCTGGATTGAAAGACTAAGCATGTTTCATTGGAACTTTGAAGAATTAAAATCAGGTGAGTGCTGGGCTCACATGAGGAATTACATATGAACAAATACTTTTGCGTAACATCAATGAGCAAAGAAATATATGAACATTTTGGCCATTTAGCCATTAGCACATTTATAAAACATTGGCCAGATCACATACCATTAATCATTTATGATGAAGACAATGTATTGGAAAAATATCAATCTAATAAAATTATAATCAGAAATTATACAAACATTAAACCTTTTATTAAAGATATGAAGGCTCGCAACTTTCCTAAAAAGGTTGTTAGGTTTGCTAACAAGGCATATAGTTGGTTAGATGCTGTTAAAAACCCGTTGGGCACACACATTATATGGCTTGATGCAGATGTTGCTACTAAAGATACTGTCTCGCAAGAATGGCTAGACGATGTTATCCAAGACAACGTCAGTGTTCACATTGGTTCAGAATTTCCTAAAATCAAACACGATTGGTCAAGTCAATTGTATTATACTTGTGAAACTGGATTTTATTGTTTAGATCTGTTGCGTGGACAATCCATTGTAAATCTATATGAAACTGTTTATAAAAATAGTGAGGATTATGACTTAAGAGTTTTGTATGATGGCGATGTATACGGATATTGTGTTAAACAATTTGAAAAAGAATTAAAGATGATTGATCTTAATCCTAAAAAACATCATACTGCATTTAGTAGAATTGCCCTTAAAGAAAAACTGGTTCACTGGAAGGGCAAAATCAAAAAAGATATTGATTTTGAAAAAATGTCAAAAAAGTTTACTTAATTATCAATGCAAATTTATGTTTGCATTTATCGTTACTAATTAGTTTCTTTTCGTATGGAAGTTCATCAACAAACTGTCTAACACCCTCAAGTTGATAATCGTCAAATAAAACAATTTTACTTTCTTTGACCATTTCATAATCATGTTTGACAGTTTCATAACTATGGCCACCATCAATAAAAACAAAATCATATTTGACTGGTTCAACAAGTGTGTCCTTAGTTAGTCCTGGCACTAGCATAAATGTAAAGTTCATGCCGTTCTTTCTATAAAATTTA